GGAGGTTGTACGGAGTGGTAAGACACTATAAAATCTAGCAAACACCACATCGATACAACCTACCCACGAGAGATTAAGTATGCCACGTTCTAAACGAGTTAACCAACTGTTCTATCAGTTTCCGATGACTTCTTACGAACACAATTTATATCTTAATTATTTGTCGAGATTGGGTCGTAGAGACAATATAGACTTGCGAATAGCCTTCACCGATGCCCTACGGTTGAGGGATGGTTCTAGTGATGGTGAAGAAAGCTCCGACGCTGTTCTACACATCACTAGTGGAGAGGAAGAGGTTTTGCCGTTGTCTTCTGAGATGGATGTTGAGCAACCAAAGGCAGTACTTGAGGTTATCCAATCGCAAGTTCACAACCATTGGAGTGCTCGTAATGTAATTGATGACCTGTCACGGAGGATTTATCCACCGATGCAGGTCCCGCCCGGGGGTATAGGGTCAGACCAACGGGATGAAACATCTAGCATTGACGAAGGAACGACAGAAAGTTCTTCATCCGTTTCCGATGATGAAGATAAGATTTCGCTTGCTGATGTAAGTAAGTGGGAGTCTGCAGTAGTTGTCGATGGAGTACCAGTGTATGGTAAAGTCAAACGTCGTGCGAAAAGGGTCAGCGGTGTTGTTGATCGAGACCTTCTAGCATACGGTAAGACTATATCTTACATGGTTCCTAGATCTAGCGGGGGAATGAAAACCCTGATGGCTAATCTTTGTCGCTATGCCAGAACTAGCTTCAAAGTTTGGTCTGAGGAACTGGTGCTCGAGCAATGTTCATTAGTTGCTCGTGAGTTAATGATGCTCAGTGATGAAGAGCGTCAACTCGTGGCCACAATAACTCGCGCTCATGCTCGAGAGTTATGGGATCAGAATGCGTTTGTTAAGGATGGAATAGTGCCTTACAGACGGGTGGTGGATCGCCTAGGACTTAGATGCTTTGTTGATGCATTTATGGATTTCCTAGGGTTCCCCATTAAAATCCCTAAGGCCTGAGCCACACCTGTTACTCGTAGTGACGTTTGTGTACCATACGAAATAAATCAGTTAGTTCGCGACGGTTATATGCCGAGCAACGGTCCCTTTGTTGGGGTCGATGACGAGATGTATAACATCGCCGCTGGATGCAAGCTGGAAATGAAACGTCTGGATCACTACGAGGACAGGTGTGAGCAAAAACCGAGGAATGGTATGTACTACATGCCGGTACCACTCCCGGTCAAAGCCCGTATGTTTATCCATAGAGACTGTGTGCACAACAGGGTCCGCTCTATGGTGACGAGGGTATTTTTGCCTTCGGTTTGTAGAATCAGCAAGGAGACGCTACATGAAGTTGCAGATGACTTCGCTATAAGTATGGGTTGTGTTACTCCATACACCATAGATGAAGTTGTCCTAACAATGAAAGGAAGAAAATTTGCTCGCTACCAAAGAGGGGCAGTGTCTTTAGTGGAGTTCCCGCTCACAAGGAGGGACTCCAATTTGGTTACTTTTGGTAAGAAAGATCCAAGCGACCTGTATAAAGATTATGATAGTGCAATGGAATTACTACAATCAGCAGAGGTTTATAAATCAGCGGACATGAGGGCCATACAGTCGGCTGGGCATAAGGCTTTTGGGGTTGATACCCCACGCTTCAATATTGAGGTGATGAGATATATAAAGCCGTTTGAAAAAGCATGGTACAATGCTGTTCCATGTTCAGTTAATGGCCCCACCAGTAGAATGGTTGGGAAAGGACTGTCCCTAAAAGACCGTTGTGATCTGCTATTTGATAAGATGGC